GGAAATAGGTATAACAACACTAAAAAAGTTGGTGATTCAGAATTAATAATTAATACTGAAATTTATAATCATCAATATGTAAACAGAGAAGCAGTTGTTATATCAACTCCTATTATTGGTGAAACAGATATACAACCTAGTGATACCGTTATAGTTCATCATAACGTTTTTAGAAGATGGCATAACGTAAAAGGTATAGAAAAAAATAGTAGATGTTTTTTCGATGAATCTACTTACTTTATTAACCATGATCAAATCTTTTTATATAAAAGAGACGAAGAGTGGATAGCTCCAAAAGGTTATTGTTTTATAAAACCTTTAAAAGCTGTAGATCAATTTAACATTGAATCTGAAAAACCTTTACAAGGTATCGTTAAGTATTCAGACGGTACAGTTGAGGTTAATGACTTAGTTGGTTTTAGACCAAGTAGTCAATATGAGTTTATCGTTGATGGCGAGAGACTATATCGAGTTTTATCTAATTTTATTACAATCAAATATGAATATCAAGGAGACGAAGAAGAATATAATCCAAGCTGGGCAGAGAGCAGTAGATGAACTGATTAAAGTTGCTAAAGAACCGATTGTAGATTCAGACGACGATATATCAGCAGATCGACTAAAAAATGCTGCAGCTACCAAAAAACTAGCTATATTTGACGCATTCGAAATACTTAACAGAATCCAAGAAGAAGAGCAACTACTTGAGGGCAAAGCACCTGAAGAGACAAAGGAAAAAGTCTTTAGAGGATTCGCGGAAGGCAGATCTAAGTAATGTACGAACAAAGTTTAGTTAAAATAATTGAACCAATTAAAAAAACGACTATTAGTCGTCTTAATAAAGGTAGAAAGTGGAAATACGGTTATGATAAAGAACACGATATCGTAGTTATTTCTAAAACTGGAAAAATTGGAGAAATTTACGAGATACAAGGTTTACAAATTGCTTTACCTTTAAAACCAAAAGAAGTCTATAAGCATAGTAAGAATAAATGGGTAAAATTCGAACAACCTAAAGAACTACAACGTCTAAAAAATATATTTGATTGGAGAAACTATCCGGATGAAAATAAAGAACAGTGGTACGATTATATAGACGAAGAGTTTAAAAGAAGAGATGAAGGTTTTTGGTTTATGAATAATGGTAAACCAACTTATATAGTAGGAACACACTATATGTATCTTCAGTGGAGTAAAATAGATGTTGGTGCTCCAGACTTTAGAGAGGCAAATAGATTGTTTTTTATATTCTGGGAAGCTTGTAAAGCAGATAAAAGATGTTATGGTATGTGTTACCTAAAGAACAGAAGATCAGGATTTTCATTCATGTCATCTGCAGAAACAGTTAATTTAGCCACTCTTGCAAGTGATAGTAGATATGGTATACTATCTAAAACTGGTTCTGATGCAAAGAAAATGTTTACGGATAAAGTTGTACCAATTAGTATAAACTATCCTTTTTTCTTTAAACCAGTACAAGATGGTATGGATCGTCCAAAATCTGAACTAGCCTATAGAGTTCCAGCTAGTAAATTTACTAGAAAGAAAATGGCTGCTACAGATGGTATGGAAGAAATAGAAGGATTAGATACAACTATTGATTGGAAGAATACTGGAGATAATAGTTATGATGGTGAAAAACTAAATCTATTAGTACATGATGAAAGTGGTAAATGGGAAAGACCCGATAATATTTTAAATAACTGGAGAGTTACAAAAACATGTTTGCGATTAGGTAGTAGAATTATTGGTAAATGTATGATGGGCTCAACTTCAAACGCATTAGATAAGGGTGGAGAAAACTTTAAAAAATTATACAAATCGTCAGATGTCACGAAAAGAAATAGAAATGGTCAGACAAAGTCTGGACTATACTCTCTTTTTATCCCAATGGAATGGAACTACGAAGGATTTATTGACGAGTATGGAGTTCCAGTCTTTACTACTCCTGATATCGATAGACTTGCACCGGACGGTGAACTAATAGATGTAGGTGTAATAGATAATTGGCAAAATGAAGTTGATGGTTTAAAAGACGATCAAGATGGGTTAAATGAGTTTTATCGCCAGTTTCCTAGAACCGAGGAACATGCGTTTAGAGATGAAACTAAAAATAGTATATTTAATCTTGTTAAAATATACGAGCAGATAGACTATAACGAAGAAATGGCTAGAACTCTTGGAATTACAACTGGTAATTTTCAATGGGTTAACGGAATAAAAGATTCACAAGTAATATTCTACCCAGATCCAAAAGGTAGATTTAAAGTTAGCTGGGTTCCACCTCAGCAATTACAAAATAGAGTGGTACTTAAAAATGGTATAAAATATCCTGGTAATGAACACATGGGAGCATTTGGTTGTGACTCTTATGATATATCAGGAACCGTAGATGGAGAAGG